TAGAATATATATTAACAATGTAAACAAACAAAAAACAAACACGTTCTTTAATTAGTAAAAAGATAGAGCTTTACAGCTATATTTTTATTTAAGTAAGTATAATGAAAGTATATCCGTGCAGCGCTAGTAACTGCACGGATTATATATTCAGATTAGAATATTTTTTGCACAAGATCTAATCTAGATATTATTTACTGAGACTCGGCTTCTGCTGAGTCTTTGTCATCACTGATTAAGATCGGGAATGGATGACCTGGTTTTGCACGATGAACCACTCCATTTTGGTCAGTGAAGGAATAACGAAAAATTAGTTTCATTATTCTTACCTCCTAATTATTAAATTACTCTGGGCTTACCCCAGTAGCCTGATACATTTTCTTTTTTATTTTCAAGTGTTTATCTTCTAAATACTAGCCTTCTTATTGATGCCACTCTAGTAATAAAAAAAGTCCTGTACCAGTATGTGGAGTAGGCGCGTTTTAACTGGCTCGTAAACCAGGTGGTTGTTTAGACCTACGCCACATATTGACACGGGACAAAATCGAGTTGTTAAAACGTCTTACCATCGCCAACCACGGCGAATCGTACCTCCAAGAAGCATTAACTCCTCAGCAACTTTATTATAGCACATTTTTGCACAAGTAAAGACTTTTCCACAGCAATTTTTTAAAGATTACAAAAAAGCATTACCTCAATAGCTTATGGCATTGATTATTGTTATGCTTATTGTCTAGTATATGCTAGGCAAACACGACATTCTGAGGTAGAATGTAAACAAGTGTAAGTCGTATGCTGAGCTTTAGTTAGAAGTGTAGTATATTCCTGCACCGACGTATACGCTGCTACAAAGGTACTCTTCGGAGTACCTTTCTTGATTTTCCCCTTATGCTTGCAAACTATGGGGATTGTTGTATATTTGGGATAATAGAATTTAATCTTTAGGAGATTTCGCTATGGCGGAAGAAAAGTCTAAGACAACCAATAAAAAACCAGTTTACAAAAAGTGGTGGTTCTGGGTAATTGTAGTTATTGTTATTATTGGAATTTATGGGCAGGGGAAGAATAACGATAGTGGAACTCCAATGCACAGCGTAAAACAAGTTACGGTTATCGATTTTAAAGATATGAAATACAATGATATCGCAACATGGTGTGAACAGAATAAAGTGAACTGTACCGAAGTCAAAGAGTATTCAGACACGGTAGCCGCAGGTGGATTTATTAAGCAGTCCATAGCAGCCAATGAATCAACAAGTGAAGGTAGTACAATCAATGTGGTTTATTCCAAGGGCAAAGCTCCTACCGTCAGCCAGCAGAATGCGGTTAAAAAAGCTGAGAGCTATTTATCATTCACCGCATTTTCAAGAGACGGCCTAATCAACCAGCTAAAATTTGAGAAATTCCCAGAAAGTGATGCAATTTACGCAGTTGATCACATTACAGTTGACTGGAATGAGCAGGCAGCAAAAAAGGCTAAGTCTTACCTTGACACTACTTCTTTCAGTCGTGACGGCCTAATCAAACAGCTAAAATTTGAGAAATTTACTCAAGCACAAGCTGAATACGGCGTTAGTAAAGTTGGCTTATAATAATTATACATATCACAGCGCGAGCGCTCTAGATATCTAGGACGCTCGCATTTTTTAGGAATGATTGAGTATTTAAACGGTCCACCATACCATTGAAGTATTCTTCGCCATCAATATTCACAATCAGTGGTAATTTCTGCATTTTTTCAGCAGATTCGTTAATTACAGAGTGTTTAATATCAAAATCAAACCCAGAGCCAATACTGGGACTAAAATCTAATTTACTATTAATCTCGGCACTTAATTCGCTAGCAGACTTCACCATGTCTCCTAGGTTAGACTCAAAACCAATGTTCATACCTTGACTCATATAATCACCGATCCCCATAAAGAGACGGGATGGAGAGTGAATACCTAAGAACTTTTTAACGCTATCCACGGCACCCGAAAACATGTTTTTCATATTATTGGCGATATTACCAATACCATTTTTAAGACCATTCCAGATATTTCGGCCAATGTCACTGAAAGTTTGCCAAGCCCCAGAGAACGCATTTTTTATATCATTCCAACGCTGGTTAGCCCAGTTTGCAGCACCAGAAAATGCGGAAGTCAATCCATTCCACGCCTCGTTAGCTCTTTTACCTATGTTATTAGCGAACTTACCAAACTCGACAGCCGCACCATTAACAAAATTTGATACCCAGGCGCCAGCTTTACTCAAACTGACCCCCATTGGCCCAAAGAATCCCTGGTCGGCTCCAGTCATACTATCATTATAGGCTTTTGTAATCTCTTTAGATTTTCTTTTAGTTTCATCTTCTAGCTTGCTAATATCATTAGTATTGGCTTTAACCATATTGCCATTTTCATCTTTATACTCCAGGGTCCCATTCTTAAGGGCCTTGATGGCTTCTTCGGTATTTCTATATTTTCCAGAAATAACTGCCTGAGCAGCAGCATTTGCGTATAACGCAGATAGCTCTTCATCCTTTGCCTTTTTGTGTGCTTCTGCAGCTTTAACTGAGTCATTTGTAGCTTTAGTGAGATTGTCTTGAGAAAGCTTGACTTGAGAATTGGCGGAGTCTAATTTTAGTCCAGCTTCGTAAACAGCTTGTTGTGCTGATGTCATATTCTGATAAGATAATGCGCCACCATCCACCTGAGACTTTAATGCTTGATAGGTTAAACCTCGCTCACGCTCTGTCTTTAATAGCTCATCTTGTGCCTGTTTTTGTTCTTTTATAGCCTGAATTTGCTGTAGTCCAGCGTCCGCTAGTGTCTTTCTTGCGTTATTAAGGTTTTCTTCAGCAGTCTGAACTTTTTTTGTTGCCTCAGAGAGTTGAGAGTTGGCAACATTTAGTGCTTTTGCTGAAGATTGCGCTTTTCTTGTAGCACTATCAGTCTGTTCAATGGCAGACTTAACGCTACCAAAAATAAATGCGACACCAGCAATAATCCCAGCACCAGCCAAAATAAGTGGGTGAGCCATAATTGCCGAAAAAGCACCCAAGATCGCTTTATTCACGCCCGTAACAGCTGCAATTGTAGCGGCCTTAAATCCTGCTACGCCACCACCCGCCAACACAAACGCCGTTCCAAGAGCGCCTATTTTAGCGGATACGGCAGCCATAGCCGCAGGAGATGATAACATCACAGCGCGAAGAGTGATTATGCCTGCCTTAAGATCATCAATTGCATTCTTGGCTTTAATTGCAACTACTAACCCACCAATAGCGACGGATACACCAACAATGAACTCAGACAGTCCTTTGTTATTTGCAATATTTCTAAATGCATCACCTATGTCATTTAAAAAGGAAACAATAGCTCCACCTGCCAATTCTGCAAGTGGAATTAAGAAAAAATCAATAAACGGTTTAAGGTAAGCTTCCCAAACCGTTGCTAATACTCTTCCCATCAGCCTGATCGCCCCACCTAAAGTATTTAAGAACGCAGGTAATAGCTCATTTCCGGCCCAATTGATAAAAGGTTTTAATCTCTCCCACACGTCAGACAAGATCTTTTTAGCAGGCCTAACGAACTTATCTATATCATCTCCAAATCTTTTGAAGGCTTTTCCGATCTTATCGAAATTAAAGCCCTTGAGACCTTCCTTCATTTTTTCAAATATCGCATTGACCTTATCAATACCTTTAGCGATATCAGAATTATCAAAACCAAGTCCTGAAGTATCATGGGTTACGCTTCCACCTCCTCCACTTCCACCAGAGCCACCAGAACCGCCTGTATCTTGCTTGGATAGCACATTCATTTCATCGAAGCCAGCAAGCTGTTTCTGAAGTTTTTTGGCGGCTTTAGCAGTGTTTCCAATGTCTTTAGTCGAACCTTGTGCAGCCTTGCCTACATTAGCCATAGAGTTAGCCGCTTGGCCACCAGAAGAAGCTACATTTTTAGCGCCAATTGACCCCAAGCCAAACAATGCACGGACTGCATTGATCGCTGTTAAAACTAACTTAACAAACGCTGCTACATAGTTTGAAGCAGTTAAAATTACGTCTTTTACAACATTAAAGAAACCAGCAATATTAGATTGCCCGATGGCATCCATACACGCAGTAATGCCACGCACAATAGCATTTTGCATATTTATAAATGAAGTAGCAACGCCACCAGTGGCTCCTGCTGCTTGCTGCTCGAATGAACCTAAACCATTAATACCTTCTTTATTAAGTTTTACAACGGCCCGCATAAAGTCATCCATAGAGGCTTTACCGTTCTGCAGAGAGTTATAAAGCTGTGATGAGTCTACATAACCCATAACATTAGCAATCTGCTTGAGTTGTGCTGGCATGGCTTGCATTAAGGTCTTCCAGTCTTGTAGCTCAGGCTTACCTTTTGCATAGGCTTGCTGCAATTGCTCCATGGCAGAAGCTTGTAGTTGAGCGTCTGCACCACCGGCTAAAATAGCGTTATTAAGTGCTAAATAGATAGCAGTGGAGGCGCGCAAGTTACCGTTTGTAGCAGTTAAACGCTGGACGGCAGTAGTTGCAGCATCAAGAGTAGTTGGAATCCCCTCAAGTTTCTTGGATAAATAGTCGATTGAATCTTGTGAATCTTTAGTAGAGATCCCGAGGTTTTGCATGACACGTGGGAAGTTCTTGAGCGTATCAAAGCGTTTTACCGCATCACCAGTACTGGCGGCAATTGCTGCCATGGCTTTTTGAGTGACGGCAGAAACAACGCCAATAACGGCACCAGTAGCAGCCATCTTCATTCCCATATTCTTGATCCCACCAGAGATTCCACCAGAAGCCTGTGATGCGGCTTTAGATATACTATTGAGTTTCTGATTGACCTTATCAATCTCTCTCTGGAATTGCTCGGTCTGGGCCTTGATTAAGACGTTAACCTCATCTACTGTGTGTGCCATTATTATTTCTCCTGTTCAATATGCGCCATAATGTACGCATCAAGGTCTTCAGATCTAGTAAATGCTCTACTGGTTATCTCTTTAGCCATGAAAGGCGTTTTTGGATAAGTCTTGGCATGGAATGCCGCTCTTACATATAACCCAAGAGCATGGTTCATTTTATCTTTTTCCGTGATTCTATCTCTGTAACCGTCAAGACAATTTGTAAACTGTCCAATAGTTAATTCCCAGTATTCAGTAGGATGAAGACCTATATGGAATGCTAGTTTTTCTTGGTCTCGCCAGAATTCGCGGAAGCTGCGATAGATTCTACCGACTTCTTGAAGGCTTCTGCCATCATCCTCTTGTTTTGCAGCTCTTCCTCCATATCGCGCCTCAACTGCTTCGCGTCTATGCTCTTGCCTAAAAAACCAGACTCCGCAATACTAGCCACGACTTCAACGGTAACTGCGCCAACACCTTCTTCCTTCATAAATTCATCAAATTCTTCAATGGTTCCACCACCTGCAGTAAAGAGAAACATCAAATCAGAAACTGGCGGGATTCCATTGAGAGTAGATATTTTTTCTAAGAAATTCTCACCTTGTTCTTTTTCAGCCTTTGCGATATTGGAAGCTTTGTAGTTAAGTTGAACCATGATTTATAACCTCGATTAAATAATTTCGTTGTGTGGGATTTACCCCTCCCACAGGGGGTTTAATTAAGCAACTTTGCTAAATGTTGGCTTGCCAGATAGACGAAGAGTTAATTTAAAGCCATCGACACCATCGACAGTCTTCTCACCATAAGTGAAGTTCTTAACAAATGCCTTGTAAGCGATTTTTCGTTTACCTGGAGTTAAAATCTCCCAGTCTCGAACCATGCCGCTATCGAACAATGCACGCATCTTCTCAATTTGAGTATCGTCGTCCATGTAGCCTTCGAGATCTTGCGAACCCCAGTCGGCAGCGCCAGAGAGGAATTCTTTAGCGCCATCTGGACTATCAAGAGTGGTTACATCAATTTCTTCTTTCTCGCCGGTGATTTCGCCGATTGAAGTTAAAC